CTTGAAGCGGGCATCAACTGAGCCCCGAAACTCTGCTAAGCCATCCTCATCCTTAGCTGGCTGCTGAGTCTCAACCTGCTCGGTTGTCTCAGTCTGCTGAATCTCAGGCTGCTCAACCGTCTCGGTCGATGTCCCATAATCCCCGATGTCTGTAGTGGAACCGCTATCCACTACACCCGTATCTGCGGTTTCTACTGGTGCTGCAACTGCGGCTTCATCAAGCATTTGGTGCTCCTTTAGCGGGCGGTGCGCTGCCCGGTGCGATTGGTGGCTTGGGCGTCGGCTTGGATGCCTTATCCACAAGCGTCTTCAAAATGATGTCCTCAGGGGTGATGTGAATGCCCATCTCAGCGAGAGCCTGAATTTGCGCCGCAGGTGGCAAGTCCTTGAAGTTGGCTGTGAACGACTCCTTCGGTGGCGGCGCCTGAGGCTGAGGTTGCGGAACCTGTGCGAGCGCCTGGAGGTGCATACGGATCGCCATGTAGGCTTGGGGATTCTCACGCTTGAGCTTCTGGCCCTCGGAGGTGAGCAGGTAGTTCTTGATCGTGGTGGCTTCAGCGAGTGCAGTCTTGGCGTCTTCAACCAGCGGGTCGATCTCAACCAGCGGGTTCGGATAGATGGGTGTCTTGGTTAGAATGCCGATGTCCCGCAGAGCTTTCTGCTTGGCGGCGGCACCCGGCACCACCAGGTCCGACACCCCCAGCAACCTGACCATCAGGTCGGCATTGTCAGGCTCGCTCATCAGCCCCGCGCCCACCGGCGAGTCCACCACCTGAATCACCGTGTTGCGTTGCTGGAGGATCGTGTCGGGGAAAGCCTCGTCACCCTCGGGGTAGGCTTCAGCCTCGCCATTAAGTGCCGTGAGGTCAACTGTCTCGTCTTCAAACTCCCCGCTGTCGCCCATCACCGCATAGGTCATCGGCCCGCTGGCGTGCTTTCTGAAGTCCCGGCAAGCGAGTGTCAAGATGTCCGCATGGGCTTGTTTGATCTGCGAGTAGGGGATGCCCATCCTGCCCATCGCTTGATCTCGCTGCATGGCCTGTTGACCGAGCGTGTCCGGTGCGCCCGCGTCGGCCCCAGCACCCGAGAGCGCCGGGTAGTTGCCGCTGATCTTGTCGCTCACTGGCCCGATGAGGTCCATGTTGTGCTTGTACATGTCGGGCGACACGCTGTCGGCGCGAACCTGATAAATCTTTTGGCGAATATCTTCACCAGGGCCAATAATCACCGGCACCTCAGCCCCAGGCTCAGCTCGTTGATCCTCGTTGGCAGTCTCATCGAACGTCTTGCGATCCCGGTAGGTGATCGGGATGCCATACTCGTAAGTTTCAGCTTCGATGTTGGAGTAGACATTCACCCGGTCCTGAATCTCAATCATCGACGTGCCCATCGCGGCCCGGTGCTGACCATCCCCCGGCAGCGCGTGATAAACCTTCCACACACTGTCCATCGACTGAGCTTCAGACTTCAGATAAGTTGGCCCCGCAAACTGCACATAGCAGCCCTTGGGGAAGACTTCTGCCAACCTCTTCCCCATGGCCTTGTCCTTCACCGCGTTGAATGCCGACTTGCGAAACCACACCCGCGCGTGGGTAACCAAGACTTGCTGAGCCCCACCAGTTTGGGTAAGTAGTTTTGTTCCCTCTGCGACAGAAAGGCGAGCATTTCGTTCAAATGCGTCATTACTTCCGAAATTGGCTCCGGGTTTGATCTCGTCGGTCTTATCTGGGAACTTGTTCCGCAGGAGCGCATAGTGGACCTCTTTTTCAAGGGCGAGATAATGGAAGTCTTCCTGATGCTGTGCCCACTGGGGACGCTTGAGGTTCAGCGCTCCCCACACGGTTATCGTCTGCCGATTATTGGGTGTCTCATTGGTCCCAGCGCTTACCGGCGTAGCAGTTGTCTCCCCCGGCACCACATTCTCTTCAGTGAGTTCCTGGCCGCAATCCGGGCAAGGCGTAGGAGGTACAAAATGGTCAGCAGGAGCAGTAAAGCCGCAGGAACAGCGTACTTCGTCAGGCGACGTAGTTTCACCGGCATCGAGCATCTCCTGAGACTCGGAACCGAACTTCTCCGCGTCTGAGATATTCTCAGTCAGCAAACCCACTACACCGTCTGTCCACGCAAGGTAGCCTTCTTCCTGCATCAGCATCTTCGGGGGATTCCAGCGCTGGATCAGCTCAGCAAGTTTCTCGTATGCTTCTGCTGTCTCGATGTCATCGGGACTGTTGCCACGTTGAGGGAAAAACTTCACCTTGAGCGGTGCGCCCGTGACCGCCGCGATGACGCCCAGCCCGCGACTCTGGAAGATGTTGGTGACAAACTCAAACCTGGGCATGTCATCGACATTGAGATCGGCTGGGTTGAATGGCTGGCCCTGCAAGCCGACATAAAATTGCTGATCCTGCTCCGACCACCAGTTGTATTGCAGCCCACGCCAGTAGAGCCGTGCCTGCTTCACATCCCGCACTTCGATCAGCCGCGCATACCGATCCTCCCCACAGCAGACCTCGTATAGCGCTCCCAGGGCCTTCTGCAACTCCGGCTCGTTCGCCAAGGGGTCGTCCGACTCCACCATCGGGGGAGAGGCAGAGTCGGACGCTTGGGGGGGTGCGTCGGGGGAAACTTTTACTTCATTCTCATCTGCCACGCTTGCCTCTTGGCATCACATGCTTACGCTCTGGGAGCTTTTTAGGGCTCCCAGTAGCGCCAAGCCATTCACTCACACCCGATTTGCCCAAAGCCTTAGCCGCGCTGGGCGTGTGTAGCCAACGAAACTGGGCTTTGGACGTGGCGGGCATGGTTAGTTGAGCACTTCCAGCGTGGCCGCGAGGCCCTGTGCGCCGGGGTTGGAGGTTGCGCCGACTGCCTCAAAGAAGACAGTGATTCGAGCGGGTTGGGTTAGGGCGAGGGTGCCTGAAGCTGCCACCGCGTCGTCTACGGAGCTGCGTAACAGGGTGGTGGCACCAGCCGCGATGTTGGCCGATGAGTAGCCATTCACGAGCGCCGTGCCCGTTGCGCCGGTCGTGAGAATCCTGACCACGCAACTATACTGGCCGTTGTCCACGCCGGAGACGCTGGTGAACGTATCCTTCATTTCGCAGAGCGGCTTGGCCACACTAGCGACGTTGGTGCCGTTCGCATCATACGCGACCGTCAGAATCGTGCTGGTGCCGGAGCCGCCGTCAGTGTAGGTGAACTTCCCGCTGACCCTGAACTCCGCGCCGATGTAGTTGAAGCATCCCGCTGGGATAGTCCAACTGGCAATCGGCTGAGGTACGGTGGTTGCGCTGGAGCCCGAGATGGCCGATGCCGATGCGAGCCCAACGATGTTGGACGATGAATAACCGCAAGTACCAACCCGGTCGGCTGGGGCATAAGCATACGAAACCGATGAGTTGGTCAACGCATGTTGCCCAGCGAGCGTCTGAGCAGTCGTCGCCAAGTCGGTATACGACTGAGCTGTGCTCAGCGGGTAGGTTGTGATCTGCGCTCCACCCGTGGTGAACAATCCACCTGCGCCGAACGTCGAGCCAACCTGCCCATATGCGGTGTTGGTCACGGCGCAAGCCGGGGTGATCGTCTCAAGGGTGGTCATGGTGCAAACGCTGGAAGTGACGGGAATCTGGTAGGCCAAGATATAGGTGCCACCAGAGAGGGACAGGTAGGGGACTGCTCCGACCGCACCGGGGCTCGCTGCTGGAATGCCGAGGTCGATGGCTTTGCTGGCAACCGAGGTCCAGTTCGTAGTTGCAGAGCACGGCCCTTCGTTCCCTTCGATGTCCACATAAGCCCAGCAGGCATAAACCGTACTGCCCCATGATGCGCTGCCGACCACGGTTGCATCAGAGCACATTTGGTGAGTTGCGTCGCAAGCCGCTTGGCCAGCAATGTTGACTGCCGGGAGTGTGGGGGCCGCCATGTATGCGCCGGTTGCGGTCGGAGCCCACATGCGATGGCCCATAACCCGCTCGTCGTCGATGGCTACCTTTGGTTGAAAGATGGCCGCGCCCAACATGGCGCTCGTTCCGCCAAGCTGGGACCACGCACCGTCGATCACCACCGTTCCGCCGCCTGCAAGCTGGGCCGCGTTGATGGCCTCCTGAAGGCCGAAAGTTCCCGACTGCACCGCCGCACCCTGACCATGGGTGTTGTTGAACGTGCCGGTGATCGTCGCGCACAGCGGGCTTCCACCGACGCCCACGTTACCTGCTGGGCAAGGCGCGAAGCTAACCGCCGTGGGCGTGACCGTTTCGGCGTTGGCGTCGTTAACCAGAATCGGAGCGAAAGCAGCTCCTAGAGGCGTTCCAGTCGCGGGCCAGAGGTTCTGTATCCCCACTGGTGTACCGTCCGCCAGTGCCGGGGGCGCGGTGGCAACAATCGACACCGAGCCGGTACCGGTATTACCCGAGATGACCCTGCCGACGTAGGTGCTGAAGGCTGTGGCATAAAACGTCCCGCCTACGTGCGACAACGGGCTGGGATTGCCATACGTCGGGATTTGCTGTGCATAAACCATCGGTGCTACCCCTGCGATCAGGAGTAACCCCGACAAGAGGTATACTGCGATCTGCTTTAACATTTTCACTGCTCCTTGTCGCAGAGGCTTGAAGCCCCTGGAAATTGAACGAAAGTCGTTAATAAATATCCTTGCCAGCTTGTTGCTCCTCATGCTCCATCTCGGGAGACTCTTCGGACTCACCAAGATGCGTGTGAACATGCTGAGCAATACCCTCTGCATCGCCATGCGGGTGCTCGTGCTTCTCATGCGTCCCGTCGTGGTGCATGATGTGCACGGTGTGACCCTGGGAATGTGAGTGGACGTGAATATGAGGCTTGTGGGAGCTATGCCCGGTGGCTTCTTCCTTCTCGCCACTGGTGACATGCTTCCCCGAGTCATCCTTGTTTTGATCCATGAAGTTCATCCGTTGCGGATTCATTTGCCAGCCTGGCATTTATTTCTCCTTCGACCTGAAATGTTTGCAGGTTTCACATTCAAACTCTCTAGCCCCCGGCTTAGGATTGAATAAATTGCAGCAACCCAGCTCGCCACTGACCCCTCCATTGACATCGACGGCGTTGCAGTCGCCATCCTTAACCGCTCCATCAAGCTCCATGTAGCCCGCCGCCCGAGCACTGACCCGCTTGTTGAGATTCTTGCCCCGCAGCGCGTCTTCGATGTCATGCACGCTCACCGTCTGCGCCCACCATCGGTAGCCTCAAGAAACGCCCGCCTCATTGGCCACGGAACCTTGCGAGCATGGTTTTGTCGGGCAGCCTCTTTTTCCTCATCGACCGAATGCCTCAGCTCCCCCGCGAGGTCAAACAGCCGGTTGCGGTCCTTCTGAAGCTGCTCAAGCTGAGCATGGATTAGGATTAACTGCTCATCCAGCCCCAGCCATTGAATCAGCCGCGTTTTCACTTCTTCACCTCAACCGGGTCTGCAAAGCTGAGCGTGTCGGGATTGAACACCACGCCCACATCCCACTTGTTTTCAACCTTCACTTGATTGGCTTCATCGCTGAGAGCCTGAAGCGCCTTGGTGAAATTCTGCTGCGCCTGTGACAAATCCCGCTGAGCAAGCTGAGCATCCTTCTGCTTCACTTGGAGCTTCAATGTTTGCACTTCGCTGAGTTGATATTTAGGTTTTTCGTCCGCAGCCACAGCCGTTAGGACGATCACGAACATCACCAACATCACTGACTTTTTCATTACGTCACTTCCTCCTTTGTAAAGCTGCGGGTATCATCACTGCGCTACTGCTTTGACACCCGCTGGTGGGTTTGGGCTTGTAGCTACCGCAGTTGCCGAAGCCTCGTTACTGGGGGCCGATAAAACTCCAAACGAATCGAGTGCTTTGATGGTGTAGAAGTAAGTTGTCCCACCCGTCACGGTCGAGTCGAAATAGCTGGTGGCTGTCGCTGCCAGTGGGGCTGTGTTGAGCGCAGTGCTTGACTCGCCGCCCGTGGTGGTCCCCCGGTACACATTGAACCCCGTCGCCGGGTCGCTATTGTTTGTCTCTGTCCAGCTTACGGTGATCCCATGCCCTGTCTGTGACCTCAGGGGCACAATTAGCAGCAGTATCGCCATCGTTAAGATTGCACTGCTTATCAATCGTTTCATCTTTTCCTTTCGCCGCAGCCTACCGCGCTACGGCAGTGACCCTTTTGGGACTCCGGGTACTCCTGAGTTGAACTCACTTGCGCCAAAGTCGGGAGCAGTGCCGAACAGCACCTGCGCCCCATCGGATTTTTTGTATAGCCAAATGTGCGCCCCGATGCTCCAGCTCACAGGGGATGCCAAGGTGATCGTCCCTGCGGGCGCGTTGTATGCACCATAGGTGATCGCACTGATCTGCACGACATTGGAGATGGTTCCGATGGCGATCCAGTCCGCCTGAAACGTTCCCCCGAGCCCCGCAGAGGCTTTAGCGAGGTCGCTTCCCCAGGTGCCGTCTTGAAAATACAGTGCGTCGGCCACGGTCAACGAGGTCGCGCCACTTCCCGAATTGGTAGCCGTGGTGAGGAACGTCCCGCCGTCGATGGCCGTGGATGTCGGCTGCAGGCTCAAATCTGGAAGCGTTGTGCTGGCCGGATTCGTAATATCGGGATTGGTGAACTTTGGATCGCCAAACGACGCGCATCCACCCGAACTCGATTGCGCTGCCGTGCACCAGTTATTGGTGACTGTGGTGATTTCGGCCCAACCGCTTGTGCCTGGATTGACGCCAAAGTTCTGGTTTTTGTCCAGAACGTCGAAGCCATAAAGCGTGAGGCCATTGGTCAGATAGTAGATATTGTTCTTGAGTACATTGCCGACGCCCGAGTTCGACCCGGAGTAGAGAACGCTGCCGCCACCGGCGAGAGGGCAACTCCCTGTGTTACAAGAAGCGTTGTACCCATCGGGCCAGCCAGTGCCGTTATTGTAGAACGTATTGTTGTATACCCGGTTGTAGGTGCCACCATTGCCGCCGTTGCCGCTGCCTCCGTTGAAGGCATATTTGAAGTCGAGCCCGTTGCCCATGCTGCCGTAAGAGAAGTTGTACCGCAGGATGACGCCACCAGCAGCCAAGTCGAGGTTATCTACGCCGTCGTTCGAGTCATTCGGGCTCGCATATCCCATGCGATTGCCTTCAGCCAGAATGAACAGTTGGAACCGGGAAACGTAGTCATTCGTGATCTGCCAAACGCGGTGCCCGAATTTACCGTTGTAGGCTGCATTCGTGTAGGTAGGCTGGTAAGAGAAACTCGCGCACCCAGACGACCATGGTTCATTATGCAGCACGTTGTTTCGATAGACATTGAACCGGCCATATTGGTCGATGGCTGAGTGCGGGGCATGATTGAAGACGTTATTCTCGACGGTGTTGTTGTTGTCATCGTCAAACGTCTGCCCGAAAGTCGGGGAGGCTTGGCCGATGTTCATCGTATCGCCACCGTTGTCTGTGCAGCCAAGGCTATTCCCGTGGGCCTGACCGGAAGTATTGAATACGTTGTCGTGAATCCAGTTGTTCGTGACCCAGAGGTGCCCTGCCTGCGCGTCGAGCAGCAGGTTCATGTTCCAGCCGTTCGTGCTATTGAAAATACAGTTCCCGATCTCGATGTGGTTCGCTCCAGCTTCGACGCGACCCACGTTGTCAGTCGTCTTCGTAAAGGTGAAGTGCAGAATCCTGATATACGATAGCCCGGTCACATCAAGATAGTCGCCGGACGGCGCGATATTGGCGACCTCGCTCATGTAGCCCTGGAACGTAATCATGTTCGCGGGCAGCGAGGTTCCGGTTCCGCTGTGACTGGGTGCGATCCCATTGGTATAGGTTCCCGTCCGATAGTTGACGACATCTCCTGCCACAGCATTCGCTAATGCGGTTGAGTCCGAGCACGCAGATGCACCCGAGAGCGGCGATGCCCCCACGCAAGAGCCATATGCTGCCACTCCGGTCGGACTAACCCAGTGTGTCGCGGCTTGGGCAGCACAAGGGCTGATGAGCAGAAGTAGGAACGGGAGTCGCCGCATCAGAAGATCACCGGGGGCATGGAAACTGCTGCTGCTGCTGGGGCCGGTGAAATCTCCCAGACTGCCCAGGCATAAAAGTTGGTCCCGCCGCACGTCACGTTATCGCTGCCCATCACTTCGTTGAAATTCACCGAAGATGTGCTCACCGTGAAGTAGTGCCCGTGGCCCTCGGCGTAGTCGTATGTGGTTCCGGTATCGGTCATGCCTGTGAAGAAAACATTGTCTGTGATAGCCCCAGAAGGGCCGCTAAGCCTCTCCGTGGGTCCACAGCCATTTTCCTGTGCCCAGATCATCAAGTTGTTGGCAGCACAGGGGGTGTAGCTTCCCGGCACATTAGAAACGGTATCTCCTACATTGTATGTTCCAGTTTGAGAACCACTTCCGCTAGTCGAGGCAGCACACAGGGGCGATGACGTTTTGGCTCCGCGAATATCCATCACCACAAAGTCATAGCCTGCCGTCGTCCCGGCACCGAGGAGCGCGTTGACCATCTGTTTTGAATCAACAGTGGCATTCGGTGCATAAGTAAGAGTTACTTGATTCGACTGCTCTGTATCTTGGCTATAAGCGTTCTGCCAACTATCTGTGACAGTAATCGTCCCGCCATTCGAGGTCGTGTTATTCAACGCGAGCATGTTCCCATCAGCGGGAATTTGAATCTGGCGGCTAGCTTCGTTGGCCTTGAACATCACAAAAGTAGTTTGATGGTCGATGTGCAGACCGGTAGCGGGGGCAGGCGTACCCGAGCTATTCGTTTGAAACGCAGCCACCACCACATTGGCATTCACTGTGTTTTCCACGTCGCAGTGCGGCGTGATTGCGGCGGCGGTGGCCTGTAAATAGTCTTGGAAGCATTCACCGAAGACGGTATTCGTGCTGATAAGCGAAAACCCGGTATGCTCCACAATCGAGGGCGAAAACTGTAGACCTTGGGCATTAACTCCTGAAGTAGTGGGGTCAGTGTCGGTCCCGACAGCCTCGAAGATGATTTCACCATTGTGATTCGGTAGGCCCAGAGCTGCCGATGGATTCGGGCCAGCCTGCGTAACCGCTGTCGCCGTCACATCAAGCGTCGAGAGGTTGTACATCTCCTTGCACATCGGGCGATAATCGTATTGATTGCTGAGGAACGCCGTGCCCCCGTTGTGCATCTTGATCCAAGAAGTTCCAGAGACTACCCCAAGCGCATAGATGATCCGGGTTGAATTGTTTGCTCCCGTCGCAGTTGCCGCTGTCTGCCAGGTATTCGAGCCACCCGTGGAGTCGGTGATCGTGGGCGTTGCGCCAACCGCATAAGTAACCGCACAGACAATCCCATTCCCCGACAAAGTGGGCTGAGGTAGATAAAATACAATGTCTTGAGCATTTGCCGCAGCAGTACCGCCAGCGTCGTTCGATGTATCCCAGGCGTCCACCAGGTAAGGATCAGCAGGGTTAGCTGTCCGTAGCTCTATGGCCGTAGCCGACCATTGGCTTGAAGTAATGGTGTCGGAAACGGTCACACTGCCCGACGAAGTTGTGTTTTCGATGATCCCCAGCGCCGCATGGCTTGATGTGGTCCCGCTGCGATTGGCCACACGAAGAGTCCCCATGCCAGTTGTGGGAATGCCATCGTTTCCGAGGGATGCGGTAAATCCGATGACATAGTTATTGGAATCCTGAAGCGTGATGCTCTGTGTGGGCGTGGTTGTGTTGCCGGTAGTGCTGGTGTTGGCGATCAGACCAAGGCTAGACACCCCCGAGTATTCGACCACGCCCATTTCAAATATGGAAGTTCCCGAGAGGTTTACCGTGACCGCAGTAAGCGCGGCGCAATTTTGGCAGACGGCAAACAGGATCGCATCGTTCGCGCCGTTGGCATATGACTTTGCCCGGACGAACCATTGAGCCGTGGCAGAGGATGTCGCGGAGGTTAATGTCCTGGGCGTCTTGACCGCTACGGCCACAATGACCGTGTTGCCCGATATGGTAGACGAGGTGAGCGTGCAGGTGTGGGTATTCGCCGCCGTGGTCTGAGCACAAGCCGTTGCTGAGGCTGCGACGAACGCAATGGTCGCATGCGCCGGTATCGCACAAACCAGCAGACCGATGGTTACTATCCAGCGCATCAGTTCGCCTGCACCGTCAGGAGCCTCGGGAAGGTCACATTGGCGTACTCGAAGCCGATAGTCCCGGTTGCGGTATCTGTGGCCCTCCCAACCTGCACAATCATCATTCCGCCCGCTACGCAGCCGGTCATGTCGGTGCCGTTCGTTTGCATCGTGGTGGTGTAGAAACCGTTGGCAACCGCGCTGCCGCCCATGGTGATCGTGGTGGCGCTGTGCGCGGCGGCAAAGGCGTGGTCGTCGCTCACGGTGCCGTCGTGGGCTGTCGGGCAGCTCACCTTGATCTGTGGAATGATCGTGTGGCCATTCGTGGTATCGGTGACGCTGATGACCGCGAAGGTGACATAGGGATCAACCGCCGTGTCCCAATCAACCGGGATGGGAGTTTGGAACTGGGCAAAAGTCGAGCTTGTGTCGGTGATGGATATGAAGCCACCGAGGTTGTTGGTCCCTGCGCGGCAGGTCACTGTTCCGCCCGAACCAATCGACCACCCTGGGCCAGCAGTGGCGTTGTTGCAATTCGCCGCTGGGATCATCTTCACGTCGGGAAAGTCGATAAACGCACACGCCTTGTTGCTCGACGCTACAGTGCAAAGCTGTTTCGTGGTTCCGTTGGAGGCCGCCGTGACGACGTTCGCGGTCAAGATTCCGGTGTCGGTCAACAGGCACTTAACTCCAGACGATGTGCATTCAATCAGGTCAAGGGTTGTGGGGACGACGGTGAAGCCATCGACTTCGTTGCTGGTCGTCGCGCCGCTACCGAAGGTCGTGTGCGCGTTGGCCGAGCCATTGGCGAGTTGCAGGAGGCCCGCCGCTGAGTTATCGGTGCCGAGGATAACGGTGGTCGGGAGGCTCAGTGTGCAAGTCCCGGTAGTGGTGATGGTGCAGGTGCCGCTGGCGGTGATCTGGTTGGCGGTCCCGGCGATAGTTGCGCTGGTGACCGTACCGCTGCCCGAGGGGGCCGCGCTTACCCATGCCGAGTAATTGGTGCCGTCGCTAACTATCCACGCACCTTGACCCTGGATCAGGACCAAATTGGCATTGCCATTGATTGTGCTAGTCGTCGGTGTGATTGTGGTCGTCCCAGCACCAAGAACCGCGACAGGGAAAATCGCTCCAGCCGTAAACCCTGCTCCATTGGCCTGTGGCAGCGTGATCGCATAAGCGCCCGCTGTGTTGATCTGGAGCAGTTTGTTCTCGTCCGATGACAACACTGTGTACGGGCTGCCGGAGGTTTTGATATTGACCCCACCGAGCAACAAGTCGCCACCGGGGAAAGTGCCCACGGCGGTCACGGTTCCGGCCCCAAGTTGGGCAAAGTTCACGGTCGCGCAGGTTGGCGCGGCCACTGAGCTAATCACTGAGACATATTGATTGGTGCAAGTTGTCGAAGTGTTGGTCCCAGTCGCCGCTGCCGCATCTACTATCGTTGTCCCGTTGGAGCCATGAACCATCGCATGAGTGGTTGTGTTCATGGCGATAAAGTCGTCTGCCGTGGGAGCCGCGCCCGCCGCAGCAGGAATCTTTAGCCCCGCCGTGACCGAAGCCGCGCTCAAGTCCAGCACCGCCGTCGAGCTTCCCGTCATCGTGGTTGCGGAGAGCGTGAAGGTGGTGTTCAGCGACTCCAGTGGCAGCCCGCCCGTTCCGTTCCAACTTGCGATCCCGTGATTCGTCGATGACCCCGGCCCGGTGGCGCAGGTGGTGCACGACAACGCCGAGGAGCTTATCGACAACGGCGAGTTGGCAGTCAGCGTCCCACCACTAGAGGTCGTGAGGATGTTGGTGATACAGCCAAACACCCCGGTTGCGGTCGTGAAATTGAGTGCGCTCGACGCCGATGAGCACCCAGGAAACGCCGCGATGTCAGGCGTGGTCAGCGAGCGATAATTCGTATTGTCGGAGTAGACGTAGCTGAACCAATGGTTCGGGACGATCTGAGTCGCATTTCCGTTGATGGTCGATGTCGTGGGCGTGATCGTCACCAGGCCTGTGTTGATGTTGGCCAGCGAAAAGTTAAAGTTGGCCGTGAAGCCTGAGCTGCCCGCCTGAGGTAGCGCTACGGCGATGGCGCTCCCATTGGACATCGTGTCGAGATTTTCCCGGTCCCCGGCCACAACACTATAGCTCGTGCCCGTTTGCGCGTTAATCGGCACCCCAGGGATGCTCCACACTGGCACTGTGGCCACACCACCCGAGGGCGTCGAGGTTAGGATGTAGGGGATATTTGGCGTCGTCGGTCCCACCACGCCGTCAATGGTTGTCCCGCTCCCGGCAGCCGAATAATAAGCCGCACTGAACTGCAACGCTGGGTTGACCGTACCGGTGCCCGCCGAGATGGTCTGGCATCCAAAGGTATGCGTCGATGTTGAGTAGCTGAGCGCCTGTGTCCCGCTGCCACAGTTGTTGATCGCCAGCCACACCGGCACCGCCGCGTTCGCACCCTGGAGCAAAAAGTCCTGCCCGCCTGCCGATGCTACCCTCGTGAGCGCCCCACCACTCACTGACAGAAGATCACCATTGACCGAAAGCACGGTCTGAGCCAGCGAGATTGTCCCGGTCAGGTTGCTGAATGCAGGCTGGGCACAAACCGGAGCCAGCGCCGCCCCGATCCCGCGAGCAAAGTTATTCGTCGCGCAATTCGTACCTGTCGGCACATCAGCCGCAACCATCAACCTCGATGTCGGAACCCCCGGCGCTCCATTGGGAGCAGCCATGAAGGTGTTTGCCGACTGGCTGGCAAAGTTGACCTGCTCGATCCCGCCCGATGGATTCGTCCAGCTAAATACACCGGAGTTTTGAAAATTAAGCACAGCCTGACTGGAGTTATTGACACCATTCGTTTGAATGCTGCCGGGTGTTGTGTTGCAATCCTGCGCGACGACCTGAAGGTTCCCGCTGGCGTCGATGTCTACGCACTTCGCTGGCGTCGCTGGCCCGGTGAAAGTGGCAAACTTGGTGGTGGTCCCGGTGACCGTTCCTGTTGATGGCGCAAGTCCCGCCCCACCACCAATCAAGGGCAAACCTGCCGCCAAGGTTCCAGTTGAATCTAAAACCGACGCCGATGAGAAATAAGGTATCCCGCCCGAACTTCCAGTCAAGTTGTAATTCAGGCTCCCCGCGAGCGTAACCGGCGAGCCGCTGACAGCAAATATCCCCGAGCTTGCCGATCCGTTGATTAGCAGCCCAACGCCCGTGACCGACCCTCCACCACCCCCGCCGCCCGACGCGTTGCCGATTGTGTAAAGCTCCCAAAATGTCCCATCCCAAGTGATCCACATAGGATCGTTGGCGGGCATGTCATTGAAAGTCAATAGTGATAAACCACCCCATTTTTTTGCATGTCCGGTAGTTCCATTGACCGTAATGATAAGATCACCACCGCTGGGGGTGGTCGTCCTATACATCACCGACGATCCCGTCTGGATCGGGAACGAAGGTGTCGTCACGCAAGTCTGCACGAGGCCCGATCCTGATGTGTCGGGGCACTGAAGATTAGCTAGGCTCTGCGGAATGAAAACATTCCGTGCTGTGGTCTGGGCCTGTACGCCCACCGCCACCAGCATCAACATCGCTATGAAGGCTAGTTTTCTCATCTAATTGATGATGTAGTAACTCCAGCAGTTAGGGTTCGTACCCCCCACTGGAGCTGTTTGAGCGAAGGTAAAACTGGTTGCCGCAACGACCGTGGTGATGTTCTCACTGGCAACCACGACGCTGGGGGATGTGTTACAGGTGACGCTCAGCCGGGTGCCAGTCACGGTGTCTTCCCGCTGGCTTATGAAAATCTGACTATTGGCCGTCACAGCGGTTGTATTGACCTGACACGAGGTCTGAGTCACCGCGCACGACACGCTGCCCGCTGGGGCTGCTGAGCAGGCCGATACTGATGGGTTGGCTGATGTTCCCACCGCCGCGCAGTTGGTGGTGCTGGCATAAAGCGTCCCTTTGATCGTGGTTCCGGTGATCGCGGCGGGCGTGGTGCCACCAATCGCCCCTGGGGCCGCCATGGTCGCCCCGTTGAGTGAGCTGGCATTGAGGTTGGCCACATTGGTTGTTGAAGCCACCGAAAACGGCGCTGTGCCCGTGGCCACCGATTCGACAATCTGCTGCGTAAAGGTGTTCGTTGCGCTGAAAGTGTTCGCTGATCCCGTCAGGGCTGGCGAGAAGTTTTGTCCCTGACCATGCACATAAACCCACCCAAATAGCAGCAGTACGACCACCGGCAGGATGAACTCAAATTTCCTTCTCATGCGAGCCTCGTGATCTTCCCGCGCACTTTCACGGTAGCAACTTCCAAGGTCTTCATAAACAGCCTGAAAAACTTCCCACCCGTGGGCGAGAAATCCGCCCTCACCACGAAGGTAGTCGAGTTGACCGCAGCAATCGTATATGTCCCGCTCGTAGGCGTGATGTAGAACCCGTCCGCATCCGTGTCTGCTTCCTGTACGTCGATCTCAAACGTCCCTGGGTTAGCATCAAATTGAATCTCAACCGTGACCATCGGAGTCGAGCCTGACCCGAGCGGCGACAGATTGACCGCTATCGAGGCCACATTTGCAATGATGAGTTCGCTGGCAATGTTCGTCTCGTTTATTGGCGTCTGGGTGTAAGTCGATGCCAGCTTGCCCCACACATAAACCGATTCGCCCAGCCCGAGCGCAACCGGCGAGTTACTAAAGCCCACCCATGTCAACGATCCCAACGCACCTGGATAAGGAGCCATTAAAGTTTCCTCCCAAGGGCCATGCCACTAACCACGCCCATGATGAATCCCAAGAAGATTCCTGCGACGATTTCCATTAGGCACTCCTTCGTTGAGGATGCCAAACTCGATGCCTGACCGTGTGCATCCCTCTGCGTTTCTCTTTCATGGTCATCACCCGGTGGGCCATGGCCATATCGTTCACGTCCATCGTCTGGATGGTCTGGCCGCGCTTTTCCGCGATGGCCTTGATGCCGTCGTTGACCCGCTCAGCTAGCGGCGCAATGCGGGCCTGCAACTTGCTATAAAGCCCATACCTCGCTGAGTCGTATGCGTCGTCCCCAATCTGCCCTTCACCCGCATCGACCTTCAGCACGTCTTCAAGATTGTCTTCGTCGTGAATCAGCGTAGGCAGGGATTCGATGAGCTTGGGGCAGGCGCTGCTGATCGTCCATAATCCACTACGAAGGAGGTTATAAATGAGCCGTGCTCCACCAATTCGATCAGTTGATGCTGGTCCAGGCAGGGGCACATGGCTCCCTGTGAGAGCATCTCCAATCTGTATGGCAGCGCTGTTAGCCGATCCTCGCTTAGCGAAGGCGTCGGGCGAGAGGTAGAAATCGCTGACTCGATCATTTCCCACCATCCTCACAATCCGCTTGCCCCACTCGGGCTCAACCACCTGACGGTCGAAAATCTCCGCATACGTGATCGTGCGGTCCCCATCCTGTGCGTGCAGGTGGAAGCATGCCGGATGGCCGAATCCCCAGTCCCCGCTGATCCATCTCGGGAACCACGGCTTCAGCCCCAGCTCGTTTGCTGGCTGGATGCACGACTCGTTGAACACATCGAAATACTGACCCGCGAAAAGCTCCCAATCGCCCAGCCTGAACGCTCTGTACATCTGCGTCGGTAGCGCATCGAGCTTGCCCTTATACTGGGCATCGTTGGCATAAATCGGGTTGTCCTCAAGTGTGGCCTTAATAAATACATAATCATCAGGATTGTACTTGTCAGTCCGTTCCATGCCAGGAGCAGGTCGTTTTCCTTTTCCATCACAGCCCCAAAGTGCTTTAACCCACCCATGGCCAATGTTTCCTGGGTTAGTTGCACCCGCCATACAAGCAAAATTACCTTCATTGTGGGGACGGTTGCGGCTCGTCAGAAACTGCCACATCTTCAGCGTGAACGTGGTTAGCTCATCCACACCGATGAACAGATACGCGCCTCCCTGATACTGAAGAATATCGTTCTCATGCTGAGCATGACCAAACTGGGTTGTCGAGCCATTTGGCCACCGCACCAGATGCTTGCTGTCGTTGTAAGTCGCGCCAGCATCTCTCCACTGTGGGAAGATATAACGAAGAAATGGTGTCAGTATCGACTCCTGAAGCTCGGAGAAAGTGCGCCTCAGCAGCAGCGTATCTTCCCCATCATTCTCGATGGCTTGAAGCACAGTCTCTTCAAGCAACGCCCGTGACTTACCCGGCCCCGCCTGCCCACCAAATAGCCGGTAGGTTGCTGGGCAACGATGAAACTCCTCTTGCTTGGGAAACGGTTTATAGCTTTCCATCGTCTCGCTGCGGGCGGGGGACGTGATTCACAAACTGGATGTTGGTGGTATTGACACTCGTCGATTCGTCTTTCGGGTACGCCCCACGCATCTTCATGGCCTCAAGGTTAGCCTTTAGCTGAGTCGTGTTGTCGGCCACCTCGCGCTCGTCAACGACCTCTCCATCCTTCTGGAAGAAGTGAGTTGTCGATGCATTGGTCAGGTCAAACAACTTGCGAGCAAGGTATTGCTCAGTTAGCCCTACCTTGTCGAACAACTCGGGGATACGGTCCTTGAGGCTGTAGACCGCCTGCCTCGCTGCATTAGCGCTGTTGTAACCGGCTATCTGCGCTACCTCAGCATAGCTATGCCCAGCCAGGCGTGCCTCGACTGCCTTTGCTAGCTTCGGCGTGCTGACTGTTACCTCGCGTATCTCGTCGCTCATTTGTGAACCGTCAGGTCTGCGCCAACCAGAGCCAGCTTGACCTCGCCACACTGGAGTACGATGACCGGATAGTCCACCTCGCTGACCTTGCGATGCTCAGTCGCTTGCGTGCAATCGTGGATGCCGGGTGCGATCATGCCACTCTCAATCTTGAACGCGAACAGCGGGCTAGTGACCGTCTCAGCGATGACCTCGCCTTCGTCCGAGATGCTGAGGACGTGTAGCGACGACTGGCCTTGGGCTTCGACGGGTAGCGCAACGGCTACCTTGTCACTAGCTTGTGCTCGCTGACACCCGCTGGCCAGCATCAGCAGGGTGAACAGAATCGCAGCCAGCACGATTGCACAGGCCCAGTCAACGATGTTATGCATCGTCTCGTCGGTCACTTAGGTTGAGTCCAGGATTGCGTAGGTGAGGGAGATGGAGCAACTGCGGCTGGCGTCGGTTGCGCGGTATGCTTATGATGCAACCAACCGATCAAATGACCGATAGCATAGGTCATGAGCGGCACACCGACCTTGAGTATCAATGGAACGAGTAGCGCTGTGGGCATCAGCGAGCAGCAGCGACGGGTATGACTCCGCTCGGTGCTGGCGTCGCAACGTTGGCTGGCGCGGGATGCGCGATGGCATGGAAGTAGTCCACGGCATCGTCAGCAACCGTGTCCACCTTAGCGAACCCCTGTGCGACCTTAGCGGTGACGTACTCCGCCGCGTCCGTCGCAACCGTCACGACGTGGAACAGGGTGTCAGGGACGTTCGCCAGCACACTCTTCAGGCTCGCTGCCTGGGCCATCGGGACCATTGCCAGCATGATAACCACTAGTGCAATATGTTTACGCATAAGTATCTCATCTCCCCACAAAGTATCTATATTGTCCGCCGCGCACGAGTTGCCAAGTGGTGACTGGTCCCGACCGCTTGCGTTGCCAGCCTAGGTTATTACCCGATGGACGCATCTCAGCGCGCTGGCGACGAGCAGCATTGCGAAACGCCCGTCGCTCTAGTCGCGCATCTAGTTGGTGCTGAATGTCAGACACGTCTGGCATTAGGTGTTCCAGCTACTCAACGTGGTTTGTCCGTCACGCGCCGGGTTGGTAGCCAAGCGTGTCAAAACTACCACACAGTGACAAATTGTGTCAATGGGTAAATTTTACCGTGTCCGAATTACCACACTTTGTAACCTTTTGTTACATATGATATTTCATATTGTTGACATTTTTTGTCACTTTTGACTGACAAATTTTGTTATTCCAACATATGAATATCCATATCTTCTAACTTGTTGATAATAAGCATAATTTAGTTGATATTG